CCCTTGCCCGTCTTCTTGACTGTCGTATACTTTGAATGTTCTTCCTTCGATGTATACTTGATCGCCCTTTTCAGGCTCACCTGCCAAGTCTTTCAGCTTAACCCCGATACGCGGTAAGTTTGTTGAAATCACCTGTTCGGTATCGGGATCAATCGATGTGTATTCAATATCGAATACAGCATACAAGTTGTATCGCCCCCCCGAAAGAGGGCGATACTCTATAGGCTCTCCCAAACCTGTAGTAAGAACGCTTAAAGCGTTCTCATATTTTGACTTAAAACTCATTATGTTCCAACAGGTACCGCAAAGCCGTGAAGTTTAACTTTAACAGTTGCATCGGTTGCCGCTGCAGCTTCAACGCAAGTTGCACATGCATAATTACTTGCCGCTGTATCATTAAATTCAGCGTCGGCAACGTCCCAATGACAAAGCTCACCTTCAGCAAAAGTTACAGTTGTTTCTTCTTTTGGAAGTTCAAAAACACCTTCACAACAACCAGTGAACTTTGCACCACTACGCGCATCATGGTTAGGAACTACCAAAAGCCCGCCGATTAAAATAGCCGTTCCGCTTGTTACGTTAGCGGGGGCGGTTAGTTCAATACATTTTCCTTCTTGAATATAATTTTTCATTACTTAACTCCTAAAATGGAAATTATTTAAATTAATTAAGCACCTGGGTTCTTGTAGACGCCCCGCCAATCAATGGCTTTAACGCCTACATCAATTCTGACCTTCATTTTCATTCCCTCAATTTCAAATCCCTCTTGTGTTTCGATAACTGGCCCGGATTCACCTTGAAGCCTAGCAAGCTCAATAATATCGATTTCTGAAGGGCTTGCAGCTAAGAACCAAGCTGTTGCAGAAGTTGCGTCAAGTCTTGGCTCGGCAACAACTTTAAGTGTTCCTTTGAATGGGTTTGCATTTGAATCGGTTGCCGGAACTATCACTGTATTAATGATTTGTTCGGCTTTTGTTTCCAATGCTGCAGGAACTAAAATTTTTCGAGGTGTTATGTTAATTGTAGCACCGTCGATTCCCGTTTGGGTTCTCATTGCCAAACGGCCAGCGCCCAAAGTTGTAACGTCGATTGTTGCACCTGAACTTGCCAAGTTGCCATGATCGGCGTGGAATAACGCAACGCTGTCATACATGTCAGGATTGCCAGTTATGATAGCCCAAACCAAGTCAGCTTCTTTCTGGCGTGCTCGGCGTCCGAACAATGAAGGAATTCTTGAGAAAGCGTCAAGATCGTCGTTAATGATTGCCTTTCTAGTAATAGAAAGAGCTTTAGCATATGTTTTAATCTGAATTTTTTCTGCAGCTTCGCCGACTGTTCCATAGGTAACTTCGCCGGATTCCAAGACTTCGTCAAGCTCTGGACCGTCGCCGATTTGTGTCCGACTAAGCTCTTTAAAATCTGGAAGTGTAATTTCGCGCGCGATTTCCATATGTGTTTCAGGAGCTTCGGCGTATGCATCGCGAAGCGTCTTATTAGCAACGTCGGCTAATAGATATGGAAAATCTGAAGTTGAATGGAAAGCTCTTCCAACTAATTCCATTTTAGTCATTTCACGGGTATTAATTCCGTGAGCTTCACAAAACTCTCTAGCCATATCTAACATGGAATGATTAGCGAATTTTCTAGCGCCTTCTGTCATTTCATATCGAGCGCTATTAGCGCGATTTAAGATAGCTTCCTTAGCACATCTTACTCGTGTTTCATTTTCGTCTTTAGTAACAGTTACATTACTGCTTCTGGTATCGTTATCTTTTTGCTTTTCGGCAAGCTTTTCAATGATTTGTCCTCTAACGTCGTCTAACGAAACACCGTCTTCAATCATTTTATCCGCAAAGCTTTCTTCAAGATTAACTTTTCGAACCATTTCTTTGATTGTAATAGTTCTTTTTCTTTCTTCTTCGATAGCTTCATTTCTAAGCTTATCTTGATCAATAGTAGGTTGCACCGGCTCTTTAACAGGCGCGTTGCCTTCAGTTTTAATAGGTTCACTCATCGATTCATCTCCTCTTGTTACAAAAGTACAAAGATTTAAATTTTCGCTATTTCTTACCTGTGCGCCCGCATCTGCAGGTATAGCAACAAAACTAAGCTCCATTGGTTCCCAATCGACGGCGCGATAAGTTTTAAGGTCGCCTTCATTCTTTCCTTCGACCTCTTCAAACTTATGCACCCTATAGCCAACAGAAATATTTCTAATAATGCCGCTAGCGACATCGTTAAAAAGCGGTCCTACGTCTTCGCGTTCGCTGAAGCGAACGGTTGCCTTTCCTTCCTTACTAACAACGCTAGCTTTTTCCACGACGCCTATCACGTCCCTTAAATCCCAATTATTATGATTATTGAGAAGCGGAGCACCGGCGTTAAGGCGATCAAGTCTGACATGATCTTTTTTCATGGAAAGTTCTTCATAAAACGGATCGGACCAAAGCCCCCCTCGCTTTACTTTCGCACCCGTCGACCAAACAACGTCGATAGTTCTTTTTTCCTTGTTGATTGTTTCGGGAACAAAAGTCGCCCTTCTATCAATCATTGGAATAGGTTTGTTATCTGATTTCATATAATTATGTCCTCTTTAGTGAGACAAAATAATAAAAGCGGAGAAACAAAAATTTTACCCTTCGTTTCGTCCGAATAAAAAATAACTTAAACTTTTTTTTACTCTTCGACCTTTTCGTCTTGAAGTATGCCGGTCAGAGTAACATTCCTTGGATCTGAATCTAGTTTAAGCTCTAATGAATCAATTATATTGTTATCTTCTTTTATTTCATTTAAGTGGTCAAGCGGATGTTTACCGTTTTGAGAAATAATATCACTCAAAGTTTCGAAACCTGCTCTTACTGATTTGATTTTTGCTGGAACTTCTTTTGTCGGATCTATCATTTCACGGCGCGGGGCAGTCCATACAGCGGACGCGTTATTCGTATTTAGTCCGACTAAAAGACATCCCTCTAAAAACCAATCGAAAACAGGTTTATTAAGTTGAGGCGAAACTATATGACTGCGCCAAGCGTCAATGTTACGTTGGAATTCAAGCCAGCCCATCCGAGCGCTTGAGAAATTTACTTCCCTTAAGTTTCCTGTTAAAGCTTCATAGCTTATCCCTAAACCAACGGCGATAGAATGTAGCAAGACTGAAGTATATTCATTGTAATTTTCAACGCCGGGCGGGTTAGCGAACTTCACGTCTTTTCCCGGTGGTAACATTTCGATTATTCCAGGTTGAACTTTTGAGCCAAGTTCTTCTTCTTCCGTTTCGTCTAAATCGCTTTGCCCTTCAAGATCATGAATGAAGACTGAAAAGCAAGCGGCTATTTTCTGGCGAACTAACTGAGCGTCTTCGAATTCGTCGAAATCTCTTAATCGAAGCATTGTAGGTGCTAGCCAAGGAATGCCCCTTATTTGTCCTGGCCTGTCTTGCCTATATATATGTAAAATCTCCTCGGCTGGAATTCTTACCGTTTGATAAAAAGAACTTCTAAGATTTGAAAGCTGTGAAGCGTTTCCAGGGTGGTCTTGATAAAAATGATAAGCAACCCTTTTTCCATTTGAATCAAATTCAACGCCTTGAATAACTGCATTTCCTTTAGCGACATCTGAATAAGTTCCGTAAACCGGAAGAAAATCAGATTCTAATAACTGAAGTTGAGCCGGTAAAATATCGCTTGTTGTTCTTCGAAGCCTAAGAAAACATTCGCCGCTTTCAGAAACGGCGCGCATGATTAAACGCTGCAATCCATAAAAATCATTTTTACCGTCGTAATCACAGGCAGTTGATTCTCCCCAAGCCTTCCAAGTATTTTGTAAAGATTCGTTAGTTTGGTTGTTGGTTTTTATTGCCGGGATTATTCCTTTGCCAATAACATTAGATGCAATTACTTGGATACCGCGCGCGGCATAGGGGTTATTACGGACGAGATCTCGAGACCGGTCGCGAAGAATAGACAAAGCAGGACCGTTTTCGGCATTGGCGCTAGTGCTGTAAGTTTTCCAGCCTTCAGTCCGGCGTCCCTTTGTAGCCCCTTCGAATTTTCTTTTTGCTTCTTTCGCAACGTTTAAAGCTCTTCTATATTGAATTCTTTTAAAACCCGCCCTTGGACTTAAAAAACCAATAATATCGTCAATAATCATTAATCAGTTCCTTTAGAAAACCCGGCCAATAGCCTTGTATTTGTTTCGACTAACCCTAAATCTCGGCGCATCATATCTCTAATCCTTATCATTTCATCTAAGGTTCGATAGGTAACTTCCTTGTTATTGTATCGAACAACGCGCGCGCCCTCGGCTATAGCTTGTTCTAAAGCGTCTAAATGTTTTTGTGTCCAACTCATAGCCAATTACTTTCTTTTCGTTTGATTGACTTTTTCTTTTTCTCGGACGTTACCGAATTTTTTTTAGATGATTCGATAACACCCATATTATTTTCTAGGTTCTTCCAATGGTGTTCTTGAAATCTATCAAGCCCGCTCATGGAAGCCGCAGCCCTAGAATAAACACGGCAATTTCCGGTTATGATTACTTTTCCGTTTCTTCTAGTTATTATTGTATCATTCGGCATTGTGGCGCAATATATATTTCCTTTATAATTAACCTTATTAATTATATTTTTATTTGTAGAAACTAAATAAGCTCTTTCGGTTCTTATTTCAGAAATATTATATTGATCTTTTTTAGAAAAAATTGTTCTTCCTCTAATTATGGAAGG